GAATCAATGCTAACCAAAGAAGAATTTATCGGATTTTTACGCGGGAACATATTAAAATATCAATGGCGTTATAAGCAAAAAAACGGTTCTGAGGATTTAAAAAAGGCGCAGTGGTATTTTGATAAGTTAAAAGAAAAAGAGGGCGTGTAATGTATGAATTTAAAAGTGGTAAACCATCAGGCGGCTTGCGTTATCAAGCCATGCGCGATTATTTAATAAAATTAAAATGGTTTGCAGACAATCCCATGCAACCAGTATTTATAAGTGAACGCAGTGCATGAAACCAAGACTTAAAAAGATAGGCAGGATATGGCTGTGTTACACACAAACAACGGCTGTTTGTTCTGGCTTAACACCTGAAGAAGCCTATCAAAAATGGATAAGTAAAAATAAAGCCGGTTAATTACCGGCTTTTTTATTATGGCGTTAAAAATAATTCTGCTTCAGCATTTCGTCTTCGAGTTAATCCAGCAAGCGGTTTTCCACCTGCTTTATCCCAACGCAAAAACTGTTTTGCTATTTCTGCCTTGTCGTCACCGGCTTTTAGCATTTTAACGAGTGTAGATTTAAAAAAGTTACCTGCGCCAATGTTGTAGCATAAGCAAACAAGTGCATCATATTCATTTTGTGTTAATTCAACGCCTGTTGCATTAACCGCTTTTTCGTATTGCCCAATTGTTGCAGCCAGTAACGCCATTGCCGCGCCTTCATTAGGTAGCGTTCTATTTTTAGTAACTGGTGTACCATCACCATAATGTGTCGAGCCAATGCCAATAGTCCAAACACCTGCTGGGCATTGGTACGCCGATAATTTACATCCTTCAAATTCTTTAATTAATTTTAAACCGCGTTCGCCTGTTTTCATTTTCGTGATCTCATAGAAAGTACCGTAATTAATTTTTGTGTAAGCCGTATCATGTCGTTATCGAGCAGGCGTATTTGGTCGATTAATTCAATCAGCGCGTCTGTTGTTTCAGTAAGTATTGGCTTAACAATTGTCGTTACCCATATCCACACAAAATAGACGATATACCCCATGCTACTTGATGCAATAATAGGGAATCCATACTGGTTGATATATTTAGCTAATGCGTCAACATCCATTAATCAATTCTCTTTTCTTGTGGATTATTAAAACGCGCCACTTTTTCTTTCTCAATAGGCATATCAAGTGTTTCTGTCATGAGTACATCTATTTTTACAATATCCTCTGACATAGCCGTGACACGTTTATCAAGTTGCTTGATGATACCGATAAGGCTTTTAATCTTTTCAAGTACGCTATCAAGCAAAAATTTAATCGTCAGAAATACAAAGTACATTCCCACGCAAGCAGCGGCAATGGGGAAACCTACATCCGTTGCAAACTGTAGGAATTCCATTACTTACTCGTCCACCAAGCGATAAACGAAAACAATGCGCCAATGGTGAAAACAATACCGCCAATAAACCCTTTATAACGTGTTTGCTCATTCTTCATTTCTTCAAGAGTTGCAATTATGGCGTCGAGCTTTTTACCCCGATCTTCAAATATTTCTTCGAGGCTTTCAATTCTTTGCTCTACTTTAGCAAGTCGGCAGGCTTCATCGGGCATCTCGACCTCACTTCAAGAATCTAAGTTTATAAAGAACGGTAATTGGCTTACCAAAAGACTCACGGATGCGATTAAGTAGTTCCATGCTTTAAGTATTTTGTTCATGTGTCACCTCAACCCAGTTAATTGTTAGCTCGTCCCAATAGTAGTGCTTACCGTCTTGTGGATACGTTACAGGCGGTTGCCATGACATGGTGTCGATGTCACCTACCCAAGAAGAATAAGGTTTTCTTAGATTAAATTCTTGTAGCTTATCTGCATCAAACTCTACTTGTGACAACACTTTTAAAACACCTACTAGTGTTGTATCTGCGTCATCATCACACGTCCCGTAAAGCAGTGGGGCTGTGCTAAGTGAACCATCAGGATTTGATGCAATAGGAAAATCAGATTCGTTTTGAAAGATAAACTGAAATCCCTTTACATTTGGGAGTGCCGGTCCTGTACGCATCGGTGCTTCTGTGCAAAGAATACCTGTGTCTGCGTCAATGTTTGTTATTTGTATGTACATAATTTTCTTTTCCGTAATATCATTTTAGTTAATTTTGCATTAAACCAAGCTCCAACCATACCTAATGTTTTCGCTAGTTTTAATCGTTCTTTATAAGCATTAGTATGTCTAAGCATACCTAAATAACTATTTACCGTAGGTCTGAGTTTATATAAATCCGATTTACCTTTTATCTTTTTGTAGCAATTATACACTGTACTTCGTCTTATATACATGGAGTAAGGTCTTATTATAAACCCAACAAAATTCACCCCATTTGTAGTTTTATTAATTTCTTTTTTGTTAGGGTGAAATGCTATGCCTAAATTATTATTAATAAATGTATTCATACTGTCATAAATTCTATTTAACTTGCTTGAGTCAGTATCGATAATCACAATATCATCAACGTATCTAGCATAATATTTTGCTTTCAAATGATGCTTAACATACTGGTCAAGTTCATTGAGATACACGTTAGCAAAAAATTGACTAGATAGGTTTCCAATTGGAAGTCCTCGATTGTGTTTAGCTTGTAAAAGACTTTTATGGTGAGGTACTTTATTAAGTAAAAATTTATTGCTCTTTATAAGAACCCCGTTTTTATGCTCATTATAAAGAACTATTTTTGTTAAGTTAAACCACCACTCATCTGTAATTTTTTTAGCAAGTAATGATTCAAGTATGGTTTTGTCTATTGATACAAAAAAATTAGCTACATCTGCTTTTAAATAAAAAGTGGCTACAGTATTGTTTTTAGATGCCGATCTCATAAAATACTGAACTCTATTAGCCGCTTTTAATGTGCCTTTTTCAGGTATGCAAGCATAACTATCGTAAATAAATGAGTTATAAAACAATTGCGAATATCTGTTATATATAATATGGTGGACTATCCTGTCCCTAAAGTTGGCCGCCCACACTTCTCTTGCCTTTGGTCTTGTAACTACAAAACAAATTGACCTCTGTGGTTGGTAACGGTTTTCAATCAATTCGTAATACAAATCCATTAAATTACGTTCAAGGTTTTCTTCAAACATCAACGCATTCCATGTATTGCGTTTTGCTTTCCTACAATCGTAGTAAGCCTTAAAAAGTTCCGAAACAGTTAAATTGCTATTCATAGTTAAACGTTATCACCGAACAGCTCTGACGTAGTTACTATTGTTCTTATTGTTGTTGTTCTGATTTCCATTGTTGAAGTTCTGTTTCCATGCGTTGTTAGCATTGTTCTCAGTAGAAGACCAATAGTTGTCAGAGGCAAACGCAATGTCATATACTCACACGACAATTAACCGAATACTCAGCTAATCGACTGGCTTTCGCCCTTTCGTTACAAGTAACGGATATGACCCGAGATAACAAGGACACTAGATATTGCCGTGACACTATCTACTCTGCCATTGCTTGATTATATGAATGGCTAGACCAACCCTGTGCTTGACGAGAGATTGAATCTGTTAATGTAACTATTTCGGAAAAACTGTCAATATTGATTAAGTGCATATCTTTTGATAATCTAAGTAATAAGTCTACAACTTGCACTCGCTCCAATATACCTTGTATGTATTCTTGCTTTTTTGAAGCAGAATTTGCTTTGTAAATATAGACAACAAGCTCAATACACTCATTTAAAAGTTTTTCACCTAATGAATATTTAAAATCTTTAGGGAATTCTTTTGTCTTTTTTACAATCAACTCGAGTAAATTATAAGTTGTTTTGTATATAGGTAAATGTTTGTATTGAGCCATAAAAGCCTTTTAAATGATTAAATGATTAAAGGTTTAACGCTGTTTACACAGCGATTCTCCGAACAGCTCTGACGTAGTTACTATTGCCCTTATTGGGGCCGCCCTGACCCCCACCGTTGAAGAACTGTCTCCATGCGTAGTCAGCATTGGCCTCAGTAGAAGACCAATAGCCGTCAGAGGCAAACGCATTTGTTTCCTCAGTTCTAAAGCCAATACCCGCGCTTGTTTGAGCTGGTGAACCACTAGTGTAGCTTGTGCTTATAGGCTCTGGTGATACGGCATTTGCGTTTGAGCCCGATGAAGTATTGTTAACGTCAGTAGTCGGTTTTAAGAAATAATACAGCACTTCTAGCTCGTTTTTGGCAGGTAAATACCAGTCACTATAGCCGCCAATAGTTAAACCTTCAGCAAATACGGCAGCTCCATAGGCTGCGCCAAGTGCAGCTAATGACGCAGAGTTTGTTGGTCCATTAATGACAGACGTTATTCCCGTTGTCGTTCCATAAACGCCCCATGTTTTCCCAGACGATTCGCCAGATGCTTTAGGCGCAACAATTAAATAATATTGCGTACCAGAAACGTTAATCTTACCAGCATAATAACCTCCACCGTAGGCTTGACCAATAACAGTTGGGGCGGCAGGGGCATAAGTCCCGCCCGTTAACATTTGTTGAATCCCACTCATTAGGTTAACCCCGCGCCAGAAATAATCCAAGTTGTCGATGTCATTTTAAGCGCCGTCGCTGTACCGTACTGAGCAAGTGAGCGCGTACCTGTTGTGCCTGTACCAGCTAAATACATCG